GAAAACAGCATTGTCTGTATCTGCAATAATTGATACATCGCTGCTTACTGACAATAACCGAAGAAATGCTGCCCTCTTTACTAGCATCATGTGCTCATCTTCATCTTCCACCGAGATATTCTCAATTGTTGCAAGAAGAGGATTCCCTGTTCTAGCTGGTGTTTTTGTACATAATCTTGCAAAGATTAGCACGTACTCTTTTCTTGTGTCTTTCATTCGTTGTCTCCTTTCCAATTCCTTTCTTTTGAAATTCTATCTGTAATAGTTGCTGCAACTTCCCAAATCACCATGGATTCTGGGAAATATTTATTAAAGAGATCACTCAAATCCTCCATAAGTTCTGCAGGATTAACATCCTTAAGAGGATATGGTAAATATCTATCTCCAGACTTCACCTTTTGAATAAGATCAGCTACACGGTTGAAGTATATCGTTAAAACTTCTGGTGTTTCGTTCACGATATTCATGAGGTTTATGCATTCTTGATGTGGTGTAAGATTGCGAGGACTTGGGTTTTCATCATAAGGATCACAATATTTTGGAAAATTCATTCCTGCTACTTCATAATATGCCTCCTGCTGACACTTATCTTTGATCAATGCATACAAAGACCTTTCAATGTCAATATAACAAATATGCACATAATTCATCTGTGATATAGGGCTGAATCTACATCTGCGATAGTCATGAATAAATTGCATTGCAAAAGGCAAAAGCATAATCAAGTCATCATCACCTTCATAAGTATCTTCCTTTTTCTTATTTGTGAATGGATTTTGGATTCCAAATTCATCATACACTGTCAATCCTCTATGATTTGGATTCTTAAATGGGAAGAAGTATCCAGTTACATCATAATCTAAAACCTCACTAAACTTCAATGTCTTATTTCTAAAGAAAATCTTTGGTTTATCATGCCCGATAAATCGAGTTACTAAATCATCTCCTTCATATTTATGCTGGAAGAATTGCACTAGGATATTCCCATTAGACGATTCCTGAATGCAATGAAGTACAGATCTCTTTTCAGCAGCTGTAGTATAATCTTTAACCAACTCGCTATTATGGATATCCATCTCAATAATTGCATACTTTTCAAGCACTGCCATTGTGACAGACCTACTGATAGAGAGTAGCCGAAGCAATGCTGCTCGCTTTATAAGATTTTTATACTCATCACTATCACTAGCATCAACATCTTTACTCTCCATGATGGATGTATCATCCAATCGGATTTTTATGATAGTGGAAGGTCGGTACTTGTCATCAGGTTTTGTCATTTCTTCAAACATACCTGGTGACCTAAAAAGTTTTCTTTTTATCATGTCTCTTTCTCCTTTCTCGTTTGGTACATGTTTATCTCATATACCTAAATAAATAATATATAAGTGAAACTTAAGTTTAAATCACAGGGTAATTTCAGGCTTTCGTGATTTCTTCATTGAAACAAATATATTAAGAAAATTAAAGACTTTAAAAAGGAGGTAGAGATATATGCCGTCTTTAGTTCAGATTGTTCCAAAGAACACATTTCCTCATGAGGAAACTTATATAAATGACAATACCTCAGGGGCGTTATCGGATGTAAGCTCGAGCAGTGTCGTATATCCGTATCTGTCTGTATTTGCAGCAGAGCGTGGAATTGACCGTAAGTTCGTAAAAATCACATCATCCAAGAACTGGACAGCCATGTTTGGTAAAACGAATTACCGCAAGTATGGTCAGGCACACTTAATGCCTGGCGTTATCCTTTCACAGTCTAATACTGTAGTTTGGAGTATGCGTGTAACGGCAGATGATGCCCTGTATGCAAACAGTGTTCTTTCCTTATGGTACAAAGAAGATGTTGAAAACAAAGCTTTCCGCATCAAATTTACAACAAAGAATATTACTGTAGATTCTGACGAGACAACCGGTGTAGCAGGAATGACAAAGATTCTTGGTGACCGTGATCTCCTTATCGAGTATGCAGAAAACACCGATGGTGCTGCAGTCGATGGCGTTTACCAGGACGATGAGGGATACACTCAAATTCCTCTCGTTTTATTTACGGCAATTGGCCGTGGTGACTATGGCAAGAATCTCCGTTGGAGAATCGTTGCTGATGATGATTATGAGAAGGAGTATGGTATTAAGGTATACCGCTTCGAGATCATCGATGTTACTGATGGCGCTACTGTAGTTAACACAAAAATCGGCTCAATGGTAAGTTCTGGAAAGGTATCAGATACCATTTTCATCAACGATGTGATCGAGGATGCAAGCGAAGCAACGCTCTATGCTGACATTCATGCATATGAAGCAAACTTCGAGAAGCTCTATGCTGCTTATTCAGCATTCTGCGCTAAAATCCTTGAGAATAATCCGACAGAAGCTGTAACCGTTCCGGATGTTGACGAGTTCGATCCGTTCTACGGTCTGGCTGTAAAGCAGCAGCGCGTTCGTGTGACTCCGAGTGAGCCATACATCACATTTACACAGCCACTTGATGGCGATGTAGATACCGAAGCTGATGACTATGATGCAGCCGCTTACACAGCAACATCACTTGCTGTTGTAGATGATATCGCTGGAAATAGCCTTGCTGGTGGTAGCGATGGTGCTTTTGCTGGTAGTGATACTGCAACCGTTCAGGCTGCTGTTGATGCTGCTTATATTAAAGCATTTACCGGCAAATTTGACAAGATGATTCTTGCACCGCGTCGTGTAGAGTCTCTGGCTCTCTTTGATGCGAATTACAGCATGGATGTAAAAGTTCAGCTGGCAAGACTTGGAATGTATCGTGCAGCTGGTCCGATCTATCTGGATACTGGACTTACCGAGGAACTCGGTAGCATCGATATTAATACAATGGAAGCAGATTTCGCTCCTCTGGATGACCTGATCGATGAGTTTGAGAACTTCTCAGACACTTGGCCGGTTTCTGTAAATACACATTGGTATTACATCAAAGAGGCAGCAACTGGAAAGAGAATCGCCGTAACCTCAACCTACTTCTTAGCTGGTACAGATGCAAGCATCCGTGCAAACTATGGAGAGATCGCAGACAGAACCGGTGATGTAATGACTCTTTCTGGTCATGTTAAGAATTCCCTGCATCCGGCAATCGCTGAGAACGAGACTGATCTTAAGCAGGAGCTTTACGATGCTCGTATCAACTACTTCGAGGATGTCGGAGACGATACGTTCATTCGTGCAACTCAGTCCATGTATGTTCACAGCGACAGCGAGCTCCTTGAGGAGCCGAACGTTATCGCAATCTTCAGACTTAAGAGAATTCTTGAGGATGAGGTTCGCGTAAACAGAAACAAGATCACAACTCCGAAACTTCGTTCCGAGTTCCGTGATTATCTGGTTGACAAGTACAGCTACATGGTTGGCACGTACTTTGAAACTTTGGATATCCAGTACAAGTCTAACGCTTATGAGCAGCGTCGTAACATTACGCATGTTTATGCGGCAGTTACATTCGCACAGAGATCAAAGATTACACTTATCGAGATCGATGTGAATGAGCGCGAGTATCAGGCAGATGACGATGATGAAGAATAAAAGAAAGGAGATGAGATAAATGCCTATATCAATTCAGAGCGGTGCAAATCAGTTTAACGCAACTGATATCACAAAATACTCCTTGATGATGGGTGGTCTTAATGTCACACATGACGTGCTGGCAAGTTATGATCCACTCGTAACTGGCTTCTACCGTTTATTCATGGTAAGAGAGCCGGCATTCGTAAAGAAATATTACGAAGTAAGCAAAGGAACCTCAAGGTTCGATGCTTATAGACATATTCTTGAGTATGGCAATATGGGTGTTTCTGGATTATCTAACCTTGAGTTGGATACAACCGATATCACCGGTGGTTATTCAGGAAAAACCTTTACTATTCCGACTGTATCGAAGAATGGTATGAACAGCTTTACCATTAAGGTATTTGAGTTCTCCGGATCTCCAATCCGTGAGATTCATAGTACTTGGATCAATGGTATTGCGGATGAGAATGGTGGATTAGCTCACTACAATGGACTGATCGCATCCGGAGACCTTGCTTACTCGCAGGCAAACGAGACCGCAGAGTTTATCTATGTGGTAACAGACAGAACCGGTATGAAGGTTGAGTACGCTGTTATGTTTGCAAACTGTATCCCGAAGGCCGTACCGATTCAGCATTTCGATTCAAGT